AGGAAATGGAAACTTTGTAAAAGTTACTGGGAAAATAAGTCCAACGCTTGCCAAATCCCAACTTGCTGACTTTTATAACCAAGTCATTAAAGGAATACCAGAAGTTAAATCAGAAATTCCTAAAGAAGGGGGAATAAAAGAAAAAGATGCGACAAAGCAAATTTTACAGCCAGTAGAAAAATCAGCAGAGGTATCTCCTGCTGTTCAAACACCACCTGTTGGAAAATACCAAGATTATGAGATTTCCTTATATAATCCTGATAAGAATATAAAGACTCCGTTGACGGCAAATCAAGCAGAATTACTTAAAAATGAAGTTTCCAATATTCCTTTTGTGGAGGGCGACAGAACGCATTTGAATGCGACAAAACAATTAACTAATGTTCCGGAGGTTAGTTTGGAAGAGTTTGCAGCTAATTCTCCTAGCGGTAGGCAGGCTTTATCGAAAGTTGGATTATTACCCCAATCATCAGAATCTTCCATATCACAAGCAGGAGCAGGAATACCAGAAGTTAAACCAGCAACAGCCAAAATCAAGATTAAAGGGGCAAAACCTATGGCAGAAGGCAGTCAAATTAGTGCAGCTGAATCGGGTAAATTACCAGAAACAAATTTAAAAAACGACTTTTTGGCTACACGGAATGCTAGAATTGCTGAAACAAACCAATTGGCAAATCAAATAGATGCTCTGGTAAAAAATCCTCAAGATAGAGAAGCCCTATATATTTACCATGAATTAAGAAATAATCCTGATAAAATTGCTCAAGTTGAGGATTTATTAGCAAAAGGAAACGAACAATTAAAACCATATGAAGATGTTATTCAAAAGGCTCTTAATCCAACTCCTGAAATGATTAAGGCGTCAGACTTATTAAGCCAGTATTTTAATCAACGGAAAACAGAAGGATTGAAGTTAGGTTATATTAAGGGCGACATCAAAGATTATATTACTCATATCATTGATCAGGGTGAAAATGCTCAACCTTTGGGAAGTGTTAATATTCCTCGTCCATCAATGACCCAATGGACACCTTTTGGACAAGGTAGGACTTATCCCACAATTATTGACGCTATTCTAAATGGTAAGAAACCAGCGACACTAAATGCTTCAGACATTTTAAGAATTTATGGGTCAAGAGATGCGGTTGCTAATGCCAGTACTAAATTTGTTAATGCGGCAAAAGACGCGGGATTGGGGGGATGGTTTCATCCCGACGAAATTCCGAATGATTGGGTGAGATTAGATCAATATGGAAGACATTTTGAACATACAATTGCAGTAAGCGGGAGGGATGGACAACCGATTAAAGTAACCCAAACCTTTGCAGTACCTAAACAAATTGCTGATTCGATGAAACCCGTGATTGAACCAGATTGGTTAAGAAGAGTCGGTGCGATAGACAAATGGAGATGGGCACAATCGTGGGCTAAGTATATTAATCTTTCTCTATCATTTTTTCATGCTAAAGCTCTAACAATTACGGCGGCTAATAGTGAACCAATGGTGATTGCGAAAGCAATAACAACCGATATGAATTCTCCTGAATTCAAGCAGGCAGAATTAGATTTAATTAAAGATGGCGGAACATCACCAATATTAGGCGGTGAATATAATGCCTATCGGAATATTAGTAATAAGTCAAAGAATATTCTTGTTTCCAATCCCATTACAGATGCCTTTAATGCTCTTGCAGAAAAAACAAATGGAATAACATTTGACACCATTGCAAGAAAATTTAAAGTGCTGGATTATTCGATGAAAAAAGCCTCATGGTTGGCAGATCATCCTGACGCAACACCAGAAGAAGTCAAAGCAGCGGGAGAAAAGATAGCTACTTATGTTAATGATGCTTATGGCGGGTTGAATTGGGAAAAGATGGGTGTTAACAAATCTTCACTTACGCTTCTTAGAAGTTTATTATTGGCTCCTGATTGGACATTTTCTAACCTGGCTATGATTCCTCAAGCAATAAAAGGAGAAGTCCCTGTTGGCCAAAGTGCTAAATTTGTTGCTATGAGTTTTGCTACGGGAATTGTTTTGACGCAACTGACAAATTTGCTTTTGAATAAAAAAATGAGTAATGATCCTTTCAATGTTACTTTGGGTTATCGAAAAGACGGAACAGAAGTAAAAGCAAATCTGTATTTTTCAGGAAGCACGAAAGATTTAGTTAATTTAGTAACCAAAGGACCGATTGATTTTGTAGCAGGCAAACTTGCTCCTTTTATAAATACATTAGCACAGGAGATAACGAATAAGGATTATTTTGGTAATCCGATAAGAAATCCAGGGAAAGGAATTATCGGAAATACTTTGTCTACTGCACAACATTTGGCTGGAGGATTACCTATTCCTTTTTCATTATCCTCACCATTTCAATTATTTACAGGAGCTAAAAATCAAGGGTCTTCTCCTTTACCAGCAGAAATTCTTTTAGCTGCAACAGGAATGGGGCGGATAAGCACAAAAAGACCAGCTAGAGATGCTTATACCCAAGCTTATAATGATGCCATAGGACAAGGTAAAAGTGATATGGAAGCTCAATTGGCGGGAATCAATGCTGAAAAGTCAGTTAAGGCAATTCAAACTATGGGGCAGTTATATGGACAATCAGGGCAGGATATCAATACTGCGGCTAATACTCAATTAGACAATATTAAAGCTCAATTACAATTAAAAAAAGATTTAACAGAAAATAAGACACCAGCACAATCTAACGATTTATTTAGTGCTTTGAAAAGTCTAGTTGGTATAAATTCAACTCCTAAAGAAAATCCTGTTAAAGCTAGCTATGTTATAGATGGAAGAACAATAGACGGATATGTTTTAGATAATAAATTTTATTATATTGATCCGGATACTGGAGACCTCAAAACTTCCGCAGTAAAAACAATTCAGAAATCAGAAATGAATGATAAACAGGCCTTGTTAAATGCTCAGTATGCTCTTGATGCTGAACGATTTAAAAGAATGGGAAATATTGAGGGATGGTTAGATGCTACTCAAAAACAAATACAAAATCTAAAAGATTATCAGTCTATCCTTAATCCAATCACTGATAAATTAAAAATTATTGCTTTACAAAAAACTATTGAAGATTTACAAGCATCCTATGATAAATATAAATCTTATGGTGGATTTAAAGCCCCCCCAAAAATTAAAACATCTAAATCGCTAACCTTAAAAATCAAAAAAGTAAAACCCGCAAAATTAAAAACCACATCACTGAGGGTAAAAGTAGCGCGTCCAAGAGGGGGTGTGGTTCTGAAAATTGCTAAACCAAAAGCGCAAACAGTAGGCATTAGAATTCCAAAGCAAGCCTATCAACCCATTCCCATAAGATTTGGGAGGGCTTGACAAGATAGAAAAGGCAAATTTATAATGATCTAAACTACTCGATTTTAAAGCGAGCGGAAGACCTAATAGGTTGACCGCTCTTTTTTTTATGACTATAGAAGAAATTATTAAAGAAGCACATAAATTATATGCAGGGGATACAAGTTATCCTGATACTTCCTCTGATGATTGGGTTTTTATGGTAGCCGCTGCCAACGAGGCTGTCTCAAACTGGGAGAGGGAAAATAATATCTTTTGGAAGGAATTATTTACTACCTATCAAACAACAACTTCAGATGGAGTAAGCCAATATGATTTGCCTTCTGACTTTAAGCAGTCTGATGGTTATTTGAAGCTTTATGTTAATGGAACAGATGTCAAACCAACACCTTATCAGCAAGTTAAGCCTGAAGAGGGAAAAACAATTCAAGCGTCAGGAAACAATAATAAAGTTTTTTGGATTACAAATAAGATAAATATTTATCCTACACCAACTACTGCACAAGGAACAGCAAACAAGACTTTTGAGCTTGATTATTACAAAAAAGCAACAACTTATTCGACGGGACAGGAGACAACCCCACCCGAGATGTCAGATCCTTACTATATTGTGGACTGGATAGTTTTTAAGATGTTCTCGAATGACGGGCCGATATCAGCGGATAAGTCATCGCTTTATTTCCAGTTGGCTAATAACAGGCTTGCGGCAATGAGAGTGGCAGAAGAGACACCAGGATTTTTCCAACCAGCAGGAACAATTAATTTTTTAGATTATGGTTTTGGAGTATAGCTTATGCTTAACGTAAATTTTAGACCCAATACGAGTGTTAAAGAATTGAACATTGCCCTTACTTCATTTAAGAAAGGGACAAACACTCTTTTGGATGATACAAGGCTTGCTCCTGAAATGAGTAAGGAGTCTATTAATCTTATCTTGGAACAAGACGGACTTTGGAAACCGCGCTGGGGAACGGCAAAATACGGAAACGCTATATCGGGTGAGTCTTCAATTCTTAATGCCACATCTTTTGTTAAAAGCGATGGGACAAGTGAGTTAATTACCGTTGGAGGAACAACAGGCAAAATTTTCAAATCAACGGATAATGGCAATACTTGGGCACAGGTTGGGACAACTACTCTATCAACAACAGCTACCCCTTACTTTTTACAGATCGCCGATAATCTTTACATTACAAATGGTGTGGATAATCTTTTAAGATATGACGGTGCGACACTTCTCACCTATTCTCAGTTATCAGCGCCCACAGGTGTAACCCTTACTCGCGGAGCGGGACTAACCGCTGGGAGTTATACCTATTATTATCAGATTACTGCCTTAAATGAAATTGGGGAAACAGTTGGTTCGGCAGAAACATCAATTACAGTTAATAAAGATAGAGATACTTGGGTCGCAACCTCAAATGAGTATATAGATATATCTTGGTCCGCAGTAACGGGTGCTGTTCGTTATCAAATTTACTTTTCCGATGCTTCGGGGTACGAGAATTTGCTTGACTCAACACCTAATACCTCATATAAGGACGATGGAAGTGCAACCCCCAATCCTTATGTTTTTGTTCCGCTTGATAATACCACAACCGCACCTAAATTTTCTCATATGGAGTTATCGGGAAATAGAACTTGGGCAACAAAAGACCCCAACAATCCTTACCGAGTGTATTTTTCAGGTTCCGGCAAATATCTATCTTTCTTCTCTGCATTCTTTGGGGGCGGATGGGTAGATTTAGAAAAGGGTGGTAAGGATAAACCCATCGCCGTCAAACACTTTAGGACTGGTAAGGGAGATAGTGCCTTGACTGTTTTTTGTTCAAACCCCGAAGGGACGGGTTCTATTTGGCATATAGGATTGGATAGTGTTACAGTTGGCTCTACTTCTTTTGTCGTCCCATCTGCTTTAAAGATTTTATCTGGAATTGGTATATCATCACCAACTGGGGCGGTATATGCACAAGACAACATTTACTTTGCCAACCAAAAGGGCGTATTTATTCTTGGTTCAAAACCTCAATTATTTAATATTCTTTCAACTTCAGAGTTTTCAGTGCCAATAAGGCCATCATATAGAAGTCTTAAAAGTTATGATAAAATTTTTGCTTATTATTATGAAGGTAAAGTGTTCTTTTCAGTTAGCCGTTCAAGTGATAACGATACCCTTATAATTTATGACACGGAACGCAACGCTTGGATTTATTACTGGGATTTGGGGGTTAAAACATTTTTGGAATATACAGACACATCTAACAATTCCCATCTTCTTTTTGTTGCACCAAATAAAAACTATTTAGTGGAATTGTCAAAAAACTATGCAAGCGACGAAGGAAGCTCTATTTATACATCTTATTATTCTCCTCTTATACCACTCTCGTCTGATAAAAGGCAGTTTGTAAGAATAAATGATGTTATTTTTGAGGTCGGAAGACCAGTAGGGAGTATTACCGTTGAGGCGTTGGGGATTGAGGAGAAGAGGGGGTTTTCATCTGTCGGAACAAAATCAATTACAGATACAGTTTCAACCATTGATTTTGCTAATGCTTTATGGGGAGAATTCGCTTGGTCAGACGATGACGATGTGCCGACGACATTTTCACAGGCAACGGTTAAAAAGAGGTTAAAGATTAGGAAAAAGTTATCTCATATTCAATTTAGAGTGTCATCGAATATGGCTAACGCTGATTGGACGCTTTTGGGTATTCAAGCGTTCGGTTATGTTACAAGTTCAAGAATACCATCAAGTTGGAATTAAGGAGGAAATATGGCAGCCAATACAGACAGACTTATAAAAGGAGCAAGAAGATTTACCACAACCCTTGCGGGAAGTATTGCTGATGGCACAGCTACTTCTATGTCTTTAGTCTCAACCACGGGTCTCCCAACAGACACGGCAGTTGAGTTAACGATAGATAGGATTGATGCAAATAAAAATAAGACTCCAGCTAAAGAAGAGGTTGTGAGGGGTGTGGTATCAGGGACAAGCGTTATCAATCTCGTGAGGGGAGTCGAGGGAACGGCGCAAGGACATTCTGCAGGTGCAGTGGTTGAGGCAAGACTAACTGCTGACCAGTGGAATAGGATGGTTGATTGGGGGTTAGTTTCTCATAATCAGGACGGAACAATTATAGCAGATGTGCCTTTAACTACCCCTAAAATCTCAACCGCAATTAAAGATGCTAACGGCAATGAGGTCATAGAAACACCAGCTACTGCTTCAGCTGTAAATCAAGTCAAAATCACAAACGCGGCAACTGGTAATAATCCATCTATTGAGGCTTCGGGAGATGATACTTACATTCCGCTTCTCTTAAAGGGTAAATCAGCTTCTCCGCGAGTGGGTGGAGTGTATGACAACGGCAATCTTACTGGTTCAGTTACAATTGATATGAATAAAGGCACAAGGCAAAAAGGGACTTTGACGGGAAATGTAACTATTACAATCTCAAATCCTAGCGAGGGCGAGGCTTTGGAGCTATTTCTTATTGAAGATGCAACTGGAGGACGAACAATATCTTTTACCACGACTATAGTTTGGCAAGACAACACCACCCCAACTTTTACAACTACTGCCTCAAAAATGAATGTAATTAATCTTCGATATGTAGGCTCTACTTGGTACGGAGTGGGAGCAAAGTTTGCATAAAATATGGCAAATCTGAATTCTTGGCAACGAATAGACAGAGTAATTGCTGGTAAGCCTTTTGGTGATGGTGCTGACGGTGATTACAACTCTCCAACCATCCCCACAATGACTTACCGTTCTTGTAGCGGTTCTTCTGGTTCAACAACTCTAACTTTAGGTTCTTCTGGGTTTAGTGATGGAGATTTGCTTTTAATTCATCAAACAAGAGGAACGGGAGCTGGGCAATGGGAAATTAACAAAATATCTTCTGGGGGTGGAACAACCTCGTTAACTTTACAAACAGCACTTCAATATACCTACACTGATAGCGGAGCTTCGCAAGCGCAAGCAGTCAAAATTCCAAGATATAACGATGTAACCTGCCCCTCTGGGACTTGGACGGTGCCTAGTTGGGACGGAGATACGGGAGGGATTTTGGTCTTGGCGGCGAAAGGAATAGCCACAGTAACAGGAACAATAAACAATAAAGGCGGAAATGGAACATCAAATCCATCAGGCGGTGATGGTGCTGGCGGGACAGGTGGCGGTTTTTATGGCGGAACTGGGAAACAAGGACAAGCAGCGGGATTTTATGGTGAAGGGACTGCTGGGACTTCAGCGACCTCGTCAAATGGAAATGCCAATGGTAATGGTGGTGGGGCTGGGAAGGCTAATGGTACATCTAATAATGGTGGTGCTGGGGGGGGAGGAAGCAATTTGTCTGAACAGACTGGTGGTAGTGGAGGAACTGCAAGCGGTGGTTATGCATACTATGGTTTGGGCGGGAGCGGTGTTTCTTCTTCAGATTTAACCACAGTTGTATTTGGTGGCGGTGGTGGAGGAGGAGGAAATGGAGCGGATGAGGCTTACGGTGCGGGTGGAGGAGGTTCCGGCGGTGGTATTGTTTTTTTAATTGGCAAAAATATTTCCGTTTCTGGGGCAATCAACACTTCTGGTGGCCACGGGTCAAACGGATGGAGAGCAGGCGGAGGTGGTGGTGGCGGCTCAATCCTTTTGGTGTGCTCTAGTGCCACACTTGGAAGCTCACTAGTCGTTTCAGACTATGGTGGTGGCGGTAGTTCGGCTGGAAACAATTCTGCAGGCAGTAATTACGGTGCAGGAGAAGGAGCGTCTGGCGGTAGCGGTGGAGGGGGAGGAAATGGAAGAAAAGGCGCAATTGCTCTCCACTACTCTAGTTCTTACTCTGGTTCAACCAATCCAACCTTATACGCTAACCAAGATACAAGTTTAGTAGAATCAGCTGGTGGTATCTTTTTTCACAATTTCCTATAAAAACATGACAAAATCAAAATCAACAACAGAATGGCGAGTGGAACAACTAGAGAGAAATTATCGCGACTTGGATCAAAAGTTGGATAGAATTCTCACAAACCACTTACCCCACCTAGAAGAGGCGTTACATTCCCTGAAAACTAGAGTTGATGTTTTTACTCTTCTTAACGTTGGCGCTATAATAATAGGTGTACTGATCTCAAAGTACCTCTAAAATGTTTAGACAAACTGAAGACAGATATAAATACATAAAACTAGGATTCGGCGACGGCACGATCTACTCGTATGGTTGCTATTTAGTATCTTTAGTGAACGGTCTAAACAATAAGGGCTACTCTTTTACTCCCGAGGGGTTTAACGATCTTCTAAAGCAAAACAATGCCTGGACAGGTCAATTTAACAATTATATAGATGTTGCCCGCCTTTCCAATATCTTCCCAAATATATTCGTCTCTTTTACAAGTGTTGACCCCTGGAACGACGTCCCCTCTTTAGATGACTTACTAAAGCCTGATCTTGTCGTACTTTGTCGGGTGAGTGCGAAGCCGATTGGTGGAGCAATTGATTCGGATCATTTCGTACTTTTGACTGGTAAGGAGGGAGGAACAGCTGTCATCCACGACCCATGGACGGGGAAAGAGGAGAAAATATCGGCTAGGTGGGGGAATTACGGTTTTGTAAAGGGTATTCGTATTTTGGGCGTCAACCCCTACCAACCGCCAGCTGACCCAGGCGAGCCGGAGAAGAGGGTACTAGAGGTCATCAAGAGCGCTTTTGCGGGGCTGCCACTGGAAGACGCGCTCAAAGGGGGGAACCTAGAGGGCTACGCGCGGGCACTCGTCGAGGAGCACAAAACATACAAAGAATACCAAGACAAGGCCAAACAGTTTGACGGCTTCATAGTCAAATGGGTTCAGGAATACTATCTACCAGCTAGTAGCGGGCTGGTCGAGATTGAAAATGAGATGTCCAAGCTTCTTCCACTAGAAGATGCCGTGAATAAGTTTAGAAGCGCAGTCGAGGAGGTGGTAGGTGTATTCGCAACGGACGAGGCGCTTTTGCAAGCGTTGGGGGCAGTTAAAACAGACAAGGAGAAACTAGCAGACGAGCTAGCACAGTGCCAGTCGAGGTTGTCTCTGCAGAAGGTTGGGTTGATGTTTAAGCTGGGGAAATTTATCGTGAATATTTATAAAAAAGATGGATGGGGGGGGTGAGAACACATGAGACTTACAAAAGACCTCTGGAATTGGTTAGAAGGAAAAAAAACAATTATCGGAGCCATCGTGATTTTTGTTGGCGGGGGATTAAAGGCGTTAGGAAAAATTGACGAGAAAACCTATGAGTTTATTCTTACTTTGGGCGGCTCAATCTCTATTTATGGGATTAGAGATGCAATTAGAAAACTGGAGTAAGTATGGGTTTAGAAATTAAACTGGGATTTTCAAATGAAGTAGCCAGGGGGGTTTGTGTCGTAGGAAAAGAAATAAACCAAGGCGAACTTGAGACAATCGCGGTATCAGATTCAACTTCTACAGATTTATTTATTGATGGGATTGTGAGAAAGGAACTAGAAAATGGTAATGACATCGTTATTTTATTCGGAAGCGAAGAGGAGATGGAAGAAAATCAAGAACACATAGCTAATGCTTTCGGAGATTTGCTAGACGATGAGTAAAGAAAAAGGACTTTTTTATCCAGATGGAAGTTTTAGACCTGATGACGAAATCAGACGAGAGACTATTCGACCTCAAGTAAGTAAACCACAGCCCCACCAACCCACAACTTTCAGCCAAGAACTTGAACGGATGAAAGAGATACAAAGGCAAAGAGAAGCTTTGGGGTTGTGGAGGGACGAAGTAACTATCAGAGTAGATACGGGAAGACTGCCATACTTCTTTTTAATGCCACTATCAGATCTTCATATAGGCTCAGAGCACACAAATTACCACCAACTTGAGAAGTATCTTCAAGCAATGGATAGGTACCCCATCCATACTGTACTGCTTGGTGATTTGGGAGATTTTTTTGGACCTTTTAAGCACCCTACAGGAATGGTTGAGGATGTAGTCAACGCCGATGCTCAACTTATGACTTTGCGAAAGTTTTTCTCGCAATACAAAGAAAAAATCCTATGTGCCACAACCGGCAATCATGACGATTGGATTTATAAAACAGCTGGGGTCGAACCTTATAGGTGGCTAGCAGAAGATTTAGATATTCCTCTTCTCAATTCAGGCGGGATGCTTAACCTTGAAGTTAATGAAGTCAAATACAGAATCCTGCTTTACCACGCAATATCAAAATATAATTCAAGTTTCAATCCCACCCACGCTGGCAAGAGAATGCTTGAACTTCATCGGGACGCAGATATAGTTATAAGTGGCGACAAGCACAGGTTTGGGATGGAGAAGCTAACTCATCGAGATAAAAAACCTTATGTCATTCAACTTGGGACTTTTAAAACGGAAGACAGTTACGGCAAGAGAGGTTACGGAATGGCGCCCCATCCTCAGGTTGGCTTCCCTATTCTTTTTCTATCTGCTGGAGAAAAGAATGTTGAGGCAATTGAGAATTTAGAGACTGCAAAAAATTTCATTGATTTGGTGAACAAAGGTTGATACAGAAAGACATAGTTGACAAACAGAAATGTAGGTTTTAAGGTAGATATAATGAATGATTTGACTGATAATTCTGCTATCCTCTTAAGATTAAGGTCGCAATACAAGCGACTTGAACAGATTACCTGGGTGGTTCGTGAACTACAAAACAGATTTCCTCTTGGCGAATTACAATCAGAGACACAGCTTTTAAAAAACTATCTTGCTTTAATTTATGATGTAGAGGACGTCCTTCAAGAACTTAAGGAACTTAAAAAACAATATGAACAAGACTCTAGAACTACTAAGTGATTTTAACAAAGTAATGGAGGCCATTGACGAAGAGATTGATAGTTACATCGGAACGTTTACTGCTAATAGTAAAGTCAAGCGTGAATTTATGAAAAAAATTTATCTAAAGAAAAAAGAGGAATTGGATAATTTGCTAAAACAAATGTATCTAAAATGGAAAGACCAATAAAAAAGCCAGAAGAGTTTATTGCTGAAGAACTTGGAATACCCATATCTAAAATGGGCGTGGATGAAATCAAGAAAAGGAAAGAGAAAAAAGAGAAAAAAGATAATGTAGTTGAAACTTCATTTTTGGAGACTCCAGAATATATCCTAGAGCAAATTGCCAGTGCGGACGATGCGGACGATGCGGGACGTAAAAGAGAACTAGGAGGAACATCTTTTGTAAGGTTTTCGAGGCTAAACGGAGAAATTGACATTGTAAATGAGTTTGAATACAAAGGAGTCGTATATCGTCCTATAGTTGATGATATACTCTTAAAAGGTGGAGTAATGCTCCCAACGGGGGTGGAAGAATACCAAAACACAAAGGAGATAACAGATCAGATATATCAATATGTTACCGACAGAATACAAATTCCAAAGAACCCAGTAAATTATGAGAAATTTATTCCCAACCTAATCCTCTTTTACTGGCTATATGATAAGTTTCCTTTTGTTCCTTATGTCCATTTTGTGGGAGGGACGGGAACGGGTAAGTCTACGGCTATGTATACAATTGGTAATCTATGTTATAAGTCTATTGATACTGCGGGCTCACTAACAATCGCTTCAATGTTTAGGATGTCAACCTATTGGAGAGGAACACTCTTAATAGATGAATTTGAGAAGGTGGGAGAAGACACCAAAAGCATTATATTATTCTTAAAAGCTGGAGTGTCAGATAGATTAATAGTAAGAACAGAAGGAGAAAAGATTAAAAAATTAACTGCTTATATTGTTAAATCACCCAAGATATTTACTTCAGAAAAACCCATAGATGATGCGGGGCTTCAATCGAGAACGATAACTGTTAAGATGGAAAAAAATACAAAAAGACTTCCTCTATATCAGTTAAAGGAGGACTATGAAGAAGCACAAGAAATACAGAATAAACTATTATTGTGGAGATTAAATAACTACGATAATGTAAATCTTAAAGATATAAAGTATGGCTTCCCAGAGTTGGAGGTTTTTGATCGCCGTGTTCAGCAAATCTTGACTCCTATATATCATTTCTCAGACGAAGAAAAGAGAAAAGATATACTCCAATTTGCTAAAGAGCAAGAAGAAGAAACACTACGGGAAAGAAGAGAATCGTTAGAAGGATCTATCTTTGAACTAATGCTTGATATATGGAACAATGGAGATGAAGTTCAACTTAAGAGTCTAACTTCAATCCTAAACGAAGACAGAAAGTCGGGTGGTTATAGGAGTGAATTAACAGATAAGAAAGTAGCCAGTATTATAAGGAAAGTTTTAGGTTTTGATATAGAGCAAAGAGGGCACGATAAAGCGAGATGGGTAGTAATGAATCGTGAAAACTTAGAGAATAAAGCCTCCTATTTTGGTATTGACTTAGCCTCATACGATACCCTCTTTAGTTCTCTTTTACGTACCGCACAGTCCGCATCGTCCGCAGATGATCGTGAAAAAACGTTCAAAGACATAGAAGAAATTTTTAAAGTATGAATGACTATGTTGATGAAAAAATACTGGATGAAATATTTATGGAGAAATCCATAAGGGAATTAAACTATATTTTAGTAGAGTATGGCTTTCAAGCCAGATGGGTCGAGATTGAAAAATGGTGGAATGTAGGCAAGGTTTTAACTGAAAACGATATTAATTCAGTCAGTTTATCTAAAATAGCTGACGAGCTTGAGATTGACGAGGGGGAATTGTGGGATGCAATCTTATTTTATAAGAAGTTTCCTAGCTTGGATCTACTCCCCGAAGGCAAAGATGTTAGTTGGAGTAAAATAAAAGAGAAATACCTATGAGACTAAAAAAGTGTGCCTACTGTCTTAATAAAATTACAGGTGAATCCTACAAAAAGGACGAGAATTATTTTTGTTCGGAGGAATGTAAAACTCTGAAAGAAATCCTAGAAGAATTTAAAACGATGTTGGCTGAACTTTTGCGCATTCCGCGATAAAATTTTCGAGAAAATTCAGTGTTACTATAAGACCTAAAAAGAATGGTTACAATCCAGAAAATCTTAGAAAAATTACAAAAACCCTGTAAACTTTGTGGGGAATACTTTTTTTATGGGAATCCTAAGAGAATCTATTGCTTTAGTTGCGGTACCAAAAAATACAGCTATCAGAAGAGGTTGACAAAAACGGCAAGTCGTGTATAATAGAGGTATGACTAAAACGATCAACGAGGTAGCTTCAATGGGTGGTAAAACAGTGCTTCAAAAATACGGAAAAGAGCATTTTGTGGAGATGGGAAGACGGGGTGCGTCTGCAATCAAGGCTAAGTACGGGCAAGACTACTATAAAAGAATAAGAAGGGGAGAAAAAATTAAAATTGCTTCTTGACAACCCGCAAGTGGTATGTTATCTTCTATATAATGAATCTAGAAGAAATTATCAAAAAATCTCTGGTAGAGGGTAAGATTAGCGGATTAGCTTTTATTGCCAGAAAAAAATTAGAGTTAGCTTTACGTAATCTTGAATTTGAAAAGACGGAAGAAGCCGTTGAGATTCTAAAAGAGATTTTAGACCCAATCGAAGAAATAAAAAGATTAGTTGAACTATGAAAGTACATTCTGAAGAACAAGAAAGGTGCCCTGAGTGTCAAAGTCTAAACATCCAAGAGCAAATCGAGGAGAGAGAGGGAGGATATTTTGAAACTATAATTTATTGTCTGAATTGTGGGGCAACCCAAAGCTGAAATGCGAAAAGTAGTCCAAAATCTAATTCCGGTAAAACAGACTAACAGCTTAAGGATGTATTATGATCTGGAAAACGAAGAACTTCTATTTGAGAAAGATGGAGTTTTCTTTACTCTCAAAAAGAATGAGATTTTTCCAGCCTCGCAAGGAATAAAAAGCACTATTCAACGATTTTACCGCAAGGAGGTGAAATAGGGTGGCATTCAAAAAATTCCAAGCAGATAGAAATGAAGTTCACGACTGGGAAAGAGAAAAAGTCCTCGAAGGGGTTTATCTCTCTAAAAGAAAGATCCAAACGATCAACGGCGACTCTTGGCTTTACACAGTCGAGAAGAAAGGCGGGGTTAAAGCAGACGTTTGGGGGAAGTCAATGCTGAATAATTTCTTTCAGAACATCCCGATTGGCTCCCTCATCAGGGTCACTCACAAAGGCAAAATGAAATCAGCCAAAGGAGGGAGAACATATCATGCCTTTGAGCTTGAATACGACGACTCAGTTGTAGAAGCAGAAAAAATCTTTAGGGAGTAATTGTCTCCTGAGAAGTTGGGGCAGTTTCTTGCGAGTTACCGCCCCATCCTCTGAGGAGATATGAGAAACTTAACTTGGAGTTTTGGACAGATTTGGAATGAAAGCTTAGAAGAGGTTCGCCGACCACGCGAGCCCAAAGAAAGAGAGGTCATCTGGGCTTCGGAGCTTGGCAAGGGCTACCTCGACTTGTATCTAACCCTAAAAGGTGAAAAACCCACCAACGACTTTTCAGACACTGCACTTAGGAAGTTTGACGCCGGAGTAATCTGGGAGAAAATAATTGAGGTCATACTTAAAAGAGCTGGGGTTTTACTTGAGACTCAGGAATGGCTAAAAAATCAGATAGATGGTTGCGTCCCTGTAACAGGCAAGTTAGATTTTCTAGTGGGTGGTAAAACAGATAAAGAAAAAGCGAAATTTGAGCTCGAGAAGATAAAAGACATCTTACCTGAAAACGTTTACAACGCCTCTCTTCGCATAATTGACTTTTTACCTGAAGAAATTAATCAAATTATCCTTGAAATCAAATCAATCTCATCTTTTATGTTTGATAAGTATCAAACTTCAGAAATTCCTAATCCCAATCACCGTTTGCAACTCATGCATTACCTCATCTGCAAAAACCTCCCCGAAGGCCATATAGTTTACATCTCAAAAGATGATGCAAGGCTTCTGGAGCTGGGAGTGTTCAATCCTTCTGTGGTAAACGAGGAATACGAGAAGTTTGTCAAAGAGTTTTCTACTTATTGGAATGCTGGCCAAGAGCCACCAAAAGAGAAAGAAATTGTTTTTGACGACGAATGGGGCAAATTTGTAGTGAATTGGAAAGTAATGTATTCCCGATTTCTTACAAAGGTTTACGGCTACAAAGATCAGGAGGAGGTTCGAGCTAAATTTGAGCCGATGGTAGCTTCGTGGAATAGAGTCTTGACAAGGATCAAAGACGGAAAGGAAATGACCAAAGACAATTTAGAAAAGATCGAGGAAATGGAGGAATGGGGGTTTTCCCACATCATTGAGAGGTGGGGTGGAGAACAGTCATGAAATGACTATTGACATTACCCATTAGAATGTTTATACTATTTCTACTATGGGACAAGCAACACAGGAGTCAACAAAAAGAAACCAGGCTCTTTACCGTGATTATAAGGCTGGGGCTAAAATTTTGACCCTCCAGAAAAGATATGACCTCTCGGCCAGTAGAGTTCATGCAATTGTCAAGAGAGAAAAAGAGAGGGAAGCTAAAAGGAGGCAATCATGAAATTCATCCATAAATATCGCGGGGAAACTTATTTTACCCCCCAGTTTGGTCTGTTTCTTCTTTTTGCTATAACAGCTCTTTTTGTTGCTGGCTCTATAAAGGCTAGAACTATCACCAGAGACTCTGTGGTCAACGCTAGCGCCACTCAAACGCCGGAACCGACAATTGTGCCGTCTCCGATACCATCTCAAACACCGACTCCAACGCCATCTCCAACACCAACCCCTGACTTGGACACGCCCGCTGGGTATATACGTTATAAGTTTGGCAAGGACGCATCTAAAGCATTTCTCCTTTTACAAGGAAATGGATCTCCGAATAGTTGTGCCGAGAATAGGAATTTAGACCCGAATGCCGTCAACGATAACACTTGGTGGGGTGGGGTAGGCCGAGACGTTGGTATTTTTCAGATAAATGACGTGTTTCACCCCGTAAAAGCACTAAATCTAGATCACGATTGGAAAGCAAACGTGGATTACGCTAAGCGCATGTTTGATAGAGATGGGGGAACTTTCAGCAAGAGATGGACGTGTGGCGGCTGGTATAAAAGCTTAGGTTACGACATATGAAAGCCTACGGAAAGCGAATAAAGGGAAAAAGATTAGAAAGGAAATTCGCGCAATTGATTCGTGATTTTGGTTTAGACGATAAAGCGCAACGTAGAGCTTTTTCAGGGGCGATCTCGATGGTTAGGGGCAGGGGAGATATTTTAACGAGGTTGCCATTCTCTTTCGAGTGTAAGAATCAAGAAAAGGTTAAATTGTGGGAGTGGTGGGAACAGGCTGAATCCGAAGCGACGATGTCTAAGCCGCCGGTATTGGTGATTGGGGGAAACTATAGGCCGATACTTTGCGCGATGAAAGCTGAAACTTTTTTAGATCTTCTAAAAGAGTTGAAGGAATATAATGAAAACAATGAAAACAATAATTAATCTAATTTCACTTATTTGCCAAGCCCTATCTATCTGGTTTGCTTGGCAACACAATGCTCTTGGGTTGGCAATTTGCCTTTCCATCGTGGCCGGTATGGTTATTGGGACAGCGTTTGGAGGGAGTAAATGACAAAACAAAATAGAATAAAATTTAGATTTTGGGATAAAAGAGTAAAGAATTTTGTTATGCCAAAAGCAGGTGGAGACTTTGCTGATATTGAATGTAATGAGTGGCTTAAGGAATTACAAAAAGATGGTTTGGTTATAATGCAATACACAGGCTTAAAAGATTGTCGCGGAAAAGAAATATATGAAGGTGATATGGTTGTTTGGGAAGGACAAAAAAAACCAGTTGAGGTCGTTTGGAGAGAACAGTCTCAGGGTTGGAGTCCTTATATCAATGTAACTACTGAAGTTGTCGGAAATATTTATGAAAATCCCGAACTTATAAAGAACCAAAATGAAAAAACAAAATAAACAGAACAGATTACAATTTATGTTCTGTTTTGTAAGGAAAAAAGGACAAAATCAAAGATGAAAAGACAAAATAAAAGACATGATTATTCATTATGATTTATTTGCAGGTATTGGCGGGTTTAGTTATGCAATAGACCAAGTCTATGGCAAAGAAAATGCCAAACACATATTTGTTGAAATCGACCCATTCTGCCAAGCGGTTCTTAAAAAGCACTGGCCAGAAGGAGAATACTGGGGCGACATTCGGGAGTTTATTGCCGACACCACAAGCAATAGATGCAGTTGGGCAGGGCAGAAATTTGAGATTGAAAAAGGATATGAAGAGAAATCCGAACACAAGGGGCAGTTGGAGAGGGGATTTGAAGGATTATGTATCCTTACTGGAGGCTTCCCCTGCCAACCTTTCTCCCAAGCTGGAAAAAGACGAGGCACGCAAGATAATCGTTACCTCTGGCCAGAAATGTTTAGAGCTATTCAACTTATCAAACCGCAATGGGTCATCGCTGAAAATGTTTATGGATTACTTACTATTGAAGGCGGATTGGTATTCGAAGAGTTGTGCCTTGAATTGGAAGGCTGTGGTTACTCCTTACAATCGCTTATTATTCCGGCTTGTGCCGTCAATGCCCCGCACCGAAGGGATAGAGTCTGGATTATTGCCTACAAGCCAAGCAAGGGATTGGAAAGGAGCAACGGGACATCAGTCACAAGATGTTCCAAAGACAATAGCAATGCCCCCAACCCCAAGAGTAGGCAATCCTGGAAGCAGACCGAACAAGAAGGGCGGGAGGGTATTGGCGGAACAAATCCAGATGCTCAAAACCCCATCAGCAAGCGAGGGAGTGGGAGGAGAAAAAACAGACGACAAATACTGGAATGCCAAAGCACCGAAATTGAAAATGAGAGATCAAGTAGCAAAGATTGGGAAAGAGACTGGAAAGAGGTTGCGTTTGCAACCTGCCTTCGTGGAATGGATGATGGGTTTTCCAGACAAATGGACAGAATTACCATTAGCTCTGCAAGACACAGGCGGGAAAGGTTAAAAGCACTTGGTAACGCCATAGTCCCGCAGGTGGCAATACAAATCTTGAAAGCTATAAAAATTAATCTTAGTTAAATGAAAAAACAAAACAAAAAAGATTAAATTCAAGCCATGAAAAAAGAAAAGAAAAGGAGGTAAGGGTAGGTGAGGTGTTGTTTGGCAAGGCAAGGTAATTTGCGTTAATTCTGCGGTAATTACTTCAAACCACTCCCCTATCGCTTAGAAGCTAAAATAGGGTAGGGCAGGGAAGTGGACTTATTTGATATAATAGGGTTGATATGGCTGCTCCCCTCGACACTTTAGACAAGAAAAAAAGATTTATTGAGTTCTACTCTCGCCCCAAAGTACAAGGAAACATCTCGATGACCTGTGAGGCAGTTGGAATTAACCGCCAGACTTACTACAATTGGCTTGAAAAAGACAAAAAATTCAGAAAGGCAATGTATGAGGCTAAGATGAAAATGTGTGACGAGATGGAGCAGATATTGATAAGTAGGGCCGTTGAAAAAAGTGATACTGCCCTAATCTTTTGGCTAAAATACAATCACCCACAATACAAGGAGAGTCCGCAAGTCCAAATCAACCAGCAGTTTATCTTCAACAAGCTCAAAGAGAAATATGGCGAACTTTAGAGACAAAGCCCAGGTATATATCAACTTCATCAAAGATAACTTTATGCTTGTTGCAAAAGACGGTACTATTAAAAGATTTTATGATGATACAAATCATTGGAGGATACAGGAGGATTTTATTCTAAACAAAGCAACAGGGCGGGATGTAATCTTAAAATCAAGACAATTAGGCTTTTCATCAATCATTCTTGCTATCTTTGCAACTGATTTTTTTCTGAAAGACAATTCATATTCCATGGTTATAGCTGATAAATCAGATAACGCAGAAGATTTACTGGCAAGAGTAAAGTTTTATATTAAGTCGTTTGAGGAGATAAGTCAGACAAAATTGAATCTAAAATACAACTCTAAATACGAACTTTACAATGAGGTGATAAATTCCACTTACAAAATTGGAACTGCAGAGAATAAAGAGGTTGGAAGAAGTAAAAGCTTAACTGGACTTCATTTATCGGAATTCGCTTTCTATGAAGATTCAGAAGCAATCTTACGCTCTGCTCTACAGGCGGTGGTGCCAGAGGGGAAGATTTTCATTGAGACAACAGCCAACGGCTTCAACTTCTTTAAGACTTTTTGGGAGGAGTGTAAGAGGGGGGAGAGGCCGTTTAATCCTTTATTTTATAAGGCTTCTGATTTTTATTCACAGGACTTCTTAAATCAAAAAAAACTTGAACTAAAAGAGTTTTTTGTTCAAGAATACCCCGAGACTGACATTGATGCCTTTATTTCAAGCGGACAAAACTATTTTGATAAGTTAGCGTTGAAATGGTATTTGGAAAACATAAAAGAACCAATTAAAAATGATTTGATATATGGATAAATTTTTGAATAAAATCATACACGGGGACGCTTTTGAAGTCTTAAAAGAAATACCAGATTGTGTTATAGATAGTGTAATTTGCGATCCCCCCTACGCTTTGTCGTTCATGGGAAACGAATGGGATTCATTTGGGACAGACTTTAAAAAATACCAAGAGTGGACAAGACAGTGGGCGGTTGAGGCGTTGAGGGTAGCAAAGCCAGGAGCCACTTTACTTTGCTTCGGTGGGACACGAACTTGGCATAGGTTAGCGTGTGGATTAGAGGATGCAGGATGGGCTATTAAAGATACTTTAATGTGGTTATATGGACAAGGTTTTCCTAAGGCAACCGATATTAGTAAGCAGATAGATAAGAAAGCTGGAAAAGAAAGGGAGATAATCGGGGAAATGATTTCTCCCGATGGCAAACCATATTCCCAAAGACAACCAAAAGCGTGGACACCACAATTCAGTGATTATAAAATTTATAATGCTCCACCTCCAAAAATAACTAAACCTGCAACCCCCGAAGCTAATCTCTGGAACGGCTGGAAATCTCACGGCTTAAAACCTGCTTGGGAGCCAATTATTATGGCTATGAAACCAAATGAAGGTAGTTATTCTGATAATGCTTTGAGGTGGGGTGTGGCGGGGTTAAATATAGATGGGGGAAGAATTAAAACTGCTCCTGACAGTGTCTCAAAAGGTCGCTTCCCAGCTAATGTTATTTTAGAATGTATTTGTGATGAGATAATAGAAGGAAAAGAAAAAAAAGAACCTTATTCTTATAAAGGAAAATCGTATAAAGTTGAGGGATTTATCAAAAACAATCAACCACAAGCTCCAAGCAATTATAATGATGCTAAATCAGGAAGAATCCACACCAATCCCGAATGTCCGTGTTATATATTAGATAAACAGAGTGGGATAAATGCTTCTCGTTTCTTTTATATAGCAAAAACATCAAAAAGTGAAAGAAATATGGGTGGAGTTGTTAATAATCATCCTACCGTCAAACCTCTTAAACTTATGGAGTATCTATGTATCCTAACCAAAACCCCAACAGGTGGAATAGTTTTAGACCCATTTGCTGGTTCTGGTACAACCTGTATGGCGGCTAAAAAAACAGGCAGAAATTACATCGGAATAGAATTAGAGGAGGAGCATGCCAAAATAGCCGAAGCTAGAGTTGGTAGTATCCAAAAACCATTATTTTAATCTATGTTTAGGCAATACCGACCAATAGAACTAGGAGAATTTATTGTTGTTGGTGTTGATACTGCATCAGGAGGCGGAGATTATACTGCCGCTCAGTTTCTTTCAAAAACAAAGTTAGATGTTCCATTAGTTTATCACTCGCCCATCACAACGACAGAGTTTACAAATCTTTTGGCGCCAATTTTAGAAAAAATACATGATAAGACAGGAATTAAACCAGTTGTAGCATACGAAAGAAACAACGGAGGAGCGTTTGAGATGGACAGGCTTGCGGCACTAAATAGGCTTAATAAATACGACTTATTTAAGATGCCTTCATTTGGAAGAGAAAATCCACCAGAGGCCGTACAATATGGCTGGACTACCTCCTCGTCAACAAGACCAAAGATGCTCCAAGACTTAAAACAGGCGATTGATAACAAAGTTTTACGAATACACGACAAGGAGACGATAAATGAGTTGTATTCATTTGTTGTAGTTCAAACTTCATCCTCTTGGAAAGCACAAGCCGACAAAGGAGCGAAAGATGATTTGGTTATGGCACTAGCTATTGCTTGGCAACTTTATCAATTAACAGGTTTTAGGCAAAGCGATGCAAGAACAATTAGAGACTTTATAAAGCAACTTCCGAAAGAAAATTATTTTACAAAAGAAGGATTTTATTAATATGGAAGATTTGCTGTCCGAGCTCGAAAAAACCGCCAAAGATATAAATTATGGACAATCAGTTTTAACTTTATCTATTCATTCAGGCAGAATTGTTGGGCTTCTTAAGAATAATCTTAAAAGAAGGCTTTACAAGCAAGATGGCGCAATTGAAGCGATGCAGGAGATTGTAGATAGAGTAAAAATTACACGAGAGAAAAAACAGTCAGGGCTTCTAACCTTTACGATAGGCTTTGTTAATGGAGAGATAAAAGAACTTATTTTAAGCGAGAATGAGAAGGTTGTCTTGACAAATACGGAAAAATAAAAGATAATCTTCAATCAAGGTATCAAGCCGATAGTTTGCCGCCTTAAAGGGGCGGTTTTTTTATGGAGTTAGAAGAAATCAAGACACAGTTTTCCAAAGCTGAAAAAGCAGTCGCAAAACTTCGAGATGATCCCTTTTGCTCTTGGAATGAAAAAGAGGCTCTGTTTTTGGGACGAAATTTAGAAGCAATAGCTTCACAAACCAAATCTCAGGTTTTTGACCCCAGACTTCAAACACAAGTAATTGAAAGAAGCCAAAGGGTAATGGCTCAATTTCCTTCGGGTAAGGTGCAGGCTTTGTCGAAAGATAATAACGGTAAAAATGTTTTAATGAATATTGTCATTGAAAGATACGTTGAACCTAATGCCAACAGCCAATTTGACCTCTTGACCAAGCTTCAACTTCTTGACCTTTATTCACTTGTTTATGGCAGTTTTGCTTGTCTTGTGGACTGGCGAGTAGGAGATAGCTATATAGGGCCCGATTTGTGGCTTATTCCTATTCGCTCCCTATTTCCTCAGGCTGGAGCAACTACAGTAGATGACTGCGATTATATTTTTGTCTCTTCATTCGTATCTTTGGGTTGGCTTAAAAAGAGGAATAAAGAGACTTGGAAAAACATAAACAAGATTGTAGATAAAATTGGTAAAGGATCAGGCAAGACAAAAAACGATTTGACTACCACCCGTAAAAGTTATGTTGAGACGCTATACGGAGAGCCAGGACTTGCCGAAAAAGGAGATTATGCACAAATAGAATTAATCACTCGCTATGAAAGAGACCGCTGGACAACTTTTGCCCCCGATTTTGATGTGATTGTGAGGGATATACCAAATCCCCAAAAAAACAACGAGATACCCATTGTAGTAAAACACGCCTTTCCGCTTCTTGATAGATTTTTTGGACTTGGGGAGATGGAGAAAGGCAAGACGCTTCAGTATTCAATTAACTCGCTTATCAACCTTTACCTTGACGGCGTAAGAATGAGTTTGTTTCCTCCGACAATCATCAATCCTAATGGTGTAATTGCCTCAACTATAGAATTTAAGCCGTTGGGTAGGTGGTTAGAGACTATACCCAATTCGATTAGAACCCTGCCAGTATCGCCCATGGGCATAAACACCTTTCAATCAACTTACGCGTTTTTACTTGCGGCAATGGCAAATCTTGGCGGGACATCTGATGTAGCTGTTCCAAAAGAAGCTGATATCACTCAAGGTAAAACACCCGCAGCCATCAACTATATGGCAGCAAGAGAAAACACCCGCGACAACTTTGACAGGATAATGATGGAGAGAGCCCTAGACAAGATTTACAACCTCTTTGTTGACCTTCTTGTTAACAGGCAGGAGAAACCAATCAATCTTGATTTATTTGAGGGCGAGATTAAACAACTTCAGGAAGCTTATCCGAATGAAAAGATTGTGGAGGTTTTTGAAAGCGGTAAGTTTGGCAGGGCAACAGTTAAAAAAGGAATGTTTGCAAATTCCAAATTCAGGTTTTATGTAGAGCCTGGAACCACAATGAAAAAAGATGAAGCGATGGAGAACCAAAATCTTATTTCTCTTATTCAGTTATTCTTCGCAAGACCAGATATCTTGCAACTTGTTCAGCAGGAGGGGATAAAAATTAATCTTGGATACCTTATTAAGAGATTTGTTATCACGTCGGGTATTCAGGAATGGGACAAGATCGTTGAGGAGGTAAAACCCGAAGATATGAATCAGCAAATAATGGGAATGCAACCAAATGACCAGATGCCGATGACTATGCAAGCAGGTAATCCGCCACAAACCGTGCAGGGTGCTCAACCCCAGCAAGGGCAAACACCAGATGTGGAAGCGTTGATTAATGAGATTAAAGGACTGGCAGGACAACAATATGGAGGACAATAACGCTATCCCAATTTCTAAATCAGGAATTTTGGCGACTATTCAGGACTTGAAAGAGAGTCGTGAAGAAGAGTCGGAAGAAATTAAAAAAGAAAAAAAGATTGCGGGATTGGCAACAACCGAAGGCTGGCAGGAATTAAAAAAAATAATTGAGGCACGAATTGAAAGCGTTTTGTCTTTTGGAAGAGAGGTTAATCCAGAATTAAGTGTTGAGGCAATAGGATTCAAGTATATTGCTTCAAGTTTAATAGCGGAAGAATTAAGAAACATTATTAACATTGTGGAGCAGGTATATGACTCAATCCAACGGCGAAATCAAGAACGAGGAGAGAAATAGTGAGACGGAGGGTGGGGTAAAAGGCGTTAGTGAGAATTTTGAGATTGATTTAAGCACCTTAAAAAGTCAAATAAAAGAAGGGTTAGTGGGACACAACTGGATACAACAAGGGCCATACCTTATTTGTCAGTCTTGTCCACTAAAGCATGCAACTTGGATAGGAATAGATAGGGTTTTGACAGGGTTTGACGAGAACGGCGTACCAATCTTGAAGGCTGTTAATAGGGATAGACCTTATTAAGAGCCCTCAAGGCTCGGTGCGGACGACCCCACCTTAGTGGAGTCTGATTTGCACCTCGCTTAAAGGAGGTGAATAGGATGCAAGACGAGGATAAGGCGTTAAATACGGGAACGGAAACTTCCCAGCCAGAAGCGCCAACTGGTGAGAGCGAAAAGCAAGTCCCCGAAGCTGAAGTTAAGGAAGAAGAAGTTAAAGCCGGAGCAGGTGAGACTTCAGAAGCCAAAACAGAGGCTGAGGCTAGGCCGTCGAGAGTTCAGCGACGTATTGGAGACCTCGTTACTAAGCTGAAAAAGGCAACTACTCAAAAACAGGAACAGGAGTTTATACCTCCGTTCAACTACCCAGGTTATGGGCAAGAGCAAGGATTGCCAATAGACCCAACTACTGGTGAAGTAGATCTGGAGCAGCTTAATCGAGCAGTCGAACAGCGGGCGGCAACGATTGCTGAATTGCAGACCAAGAAAATTATTTCTGAAGTCCAAAAAGAGGCAAACTATCGTCAGGCTGTTCAGGATTGGGTAAATGACCTGGAGAAAACAATTCAAGAGAGTCCAGAGCTCGACTCCAAATCCTCACAATACAATGCAAAGCTCGACTCTGCCCTGCAAGAAGTAGTCGAAAAGGCTAATTTTGCAGAAGACGGTCGGCTCATACCCAAACTTAAAGTTTCCGAAATATGGAAGAACTTTAAAGAGGCGTTAGAGCTTGAAAAGAGCAAAGCTCAAGGAGAGGTTACGGTAGGTTTGGCAAAGCAGATAGCAGAAGAAGCGATAAGGCCAAGCGGTGAAGCAAGGCAAACTTATTCGACTTCTGACTTGCAACAGCTTCTTACCAAAGATCCTGCTAAAGTAGTCGCAATTCTTGAGTCCAAGCTTCCGGTGGCAGAAGAATAAAAAAGAAAGGGGGTGAATAAATAGTGGCAGCTCAGACAACTTCCAGTTTATCCCAGGAAGTTATGACCTATTATGAGGCCAAGTTCCTTGAAAGGGCTAAAAACTCTCTTGTTCATGATGAGGGTGCACAGAAGCGAACTCACAAGGCAAATAGTGGTAAAACCATAAGGTTTACTAGATACACGCCTCTCGCAACTGTAACCACTCCTTTGACAGAGGGTAATAACCCCGCAGAGGTTAACATTACCGAAGCTAATGTTGATGCAACTTTGGCAGAATACGGTAATGTTGTAAAAGTCGGCAAACTGCTCTCAACTGTCTCTATTGATAGAGAAGGGGCAGAGAAAACGGACCTTCTTGGCCAAAATATGGGTGAGACACTGGATGAATTGACAAGAAACGAGCTTTTTACAGGTGCGACAGTTCAACTTGCAGCGGGAAAGTCTTCTTTGTCTAGCATCGCCGCTTCAGACACACTGAATGCGACAGAGGTTAGAAAAGCAGTCCGAACCCTCAAGAAGAACAAGGCCATGAGGTATCCCGATGGGTTCTTCTTGGCTAAAATCTCACCCGATACCAGCTACGACCTTATGGCTGATAACGTTTGGGTAAATGCAAAAACTTACTCAGATGTCAAAGCCCTCTATGCTGGTGAGGTAGGAGAGTTGCACGGGGCGAGGTTCCTTGAGTCAACCAACCCGAAGACAGAAGCCTCCACAGTTACTGTTTATAGTAACTTCTTCCACGGAGCAAATGCTTTCGGGTGC